TTGAAGGCATAATTTACGGTAAATTTTTATCTTTGGAAGTGAAAGTAGGAAAAGATACTATTCGAGAGTCGCAATTAAAACGTAAATCTGAAATAGAAAAGGACGGCGGAATTTATTACCTTTGCAAATGGATTGACTTTGAGCACTTTCAAAAAGAAATTCAGGAATTAATACCGATACAATAAATTGAAAGAGTTAAACCAAGTTGCACAGCACCACAAAGAATGGGTTAACACCATTAAAACTTTTGGAGAGCGTAACTTTGCCGAAGATTTGGTTCAGGAAACTTATTTAATGCTTTATAAGTGGAGCAGTCCAGAGAAATACTTAACTAACGGCAAAGTAAACAAAGGCTACATTTGGTTGTGTTTACGAAATTCGTTTCTTTTATACCAGCGTGAAAAAAAGAAAGCGATTAAAGTAGATTTGGAAGCTATTCAGGAACTAAGCGCAAATGAAACAAACATTGATTTTTTTGAAGCAAAGGAAAAAATACATACTTTTATAGTTCAAGAGGTTAAAACGTGGAATTATTACGATAAAAACCTTTACGATTTACATATTGAAAAGAAAATACCAATGCGCAAAATTTCAAGAGGTGCGGATATTTCCTTAACTTCGATCTATGAAAGTTTAAAAAGCTGTAAGGAACGATTGAAGGTTGCAGTTGGCGAAGAATACGAAGATTTTATTAATAACGATTACGAACGAATATGACAACAACACGAAAACCAAGAACTAAAAAATCGAAAGGATTAGGAGATACAATCGAAGCAGGATTACAAGCGGTTGGAATTGATAAAGTAGCAAAATGGATATTAGGCGAAGATTGTGGTTGCAACGAACGTAAGGAGAAACTAAATAAATTATTTCCTTACAAAAAAGCTAATTGCTTAACTGAAAATCATTACGAATATTTAACTGATTTTTTCGAGCGCAAACCAAACTCGATATTACCAATTGAGCAGGAAGTAATTTTAAAGATTTACAACAGAACGTTTAACACAAATGTAGGTGCAACACAATGCGCGACTTGTTGGATTGATATGATTGAAGAGTTAAAGAAAGTTTTTAATTCATACGAAAAATAATCTAAATATTAGATTCTATTAGATTATGGATAAAAGAGCAAATAACGGAAATAAAGGACACTCTACAAAAGCAGTAGGAGTTGATAAACGAAAAAATGAATACAAAGAGCTTTTAGATTTAGCCGCTACAACAGATGAAGTTGTTGAAGTTATAAAAGTTCTAAAACAAAAAGCAATACAAACGCAAGACGTAAACGCTATTAAATTGTTTTTAGAATACTATTTAGGTAAACCAAAAGAAACAATCGACCAAACAATTAACGTTAACCAAACAGATATAAAAGACCTATTTAATTTTGATAACACTAAGCGAAAGATATAAACCTTTAGCGTCAGATAGTCGTTATTTTATTTGTACGGGTGGACGTGGTTCGGGAAAATCATTTGGAGTAAACTTTTTTATTCTATTGCTTACTTACGAAAGTGGACACGTTATTTTGTTTTCACGTTATACCTTAGTTTCGGCGCATATTTCAATTATTCCAGAGTTTATTGAAAAGATTGAATTATTAGGAAAAGAACACGAATTTTTAATTACAAAAGATGAAATTACCAATTTGGTAACGGGTTCTAAAATTATCTTTAAAGGAATTAAGACTTCGAGCGGTCAACAAACAGCTAACTTAAAATCGTTAGCAGGGGTTACAACGTGGGTTTTAGACGAAGCCGAAGAATTAACAGACGAAGATACTTTTGACAAAATAGATTTATCAATTCGGCATAAGACAAAACAGAACCGCGTTATTTTAATCTTAAATCCAAGCACAAAAGAACATTTTATTTATTCACGTTTCTTTGAACAAAGAGGAGTTAACGAGGGCAGTAATTTAACGAAAGGCGATGCGACTTTTATTCACACCACTTACGAAGATAACATAACCAATTTATCGGATTCGTTTATAAATCAAATCGAAAGTATTAAGCGAAACAACCTACAAAAATTTAACCACGTTATTTTGGGCGGTTGGTTGGACAAAGCCGAAGGGGTAATTTATTCTAATTGGAAAATAGGAGAATACTTACAAACAGATTTAAGTTGTTACGGGCAGGATTTCGGTTTCAGCATAGACCCAACTACATTAATTCAAGTTTCAATCGATAATAAGCACAAACGTATTTACGCAAAAGAATTGCTATTTAAAGCAGGTTTAACGACTTCCGATATATTTATACTTAATTCTAAATTGGTTGCGTTAAACGGGCTAATTGTAGCGGATAGTGCCGAACCTCGATTGATTTCAGAACTTAAAAGCAAAGGTTTAAATATTAAAGGAATTGAAAAGCCGAAAATAACAGATAGAATTGCACTTGTTCAGGATTACGAATTGATAATTGACGAAAACAGCACGAACTTAATTAAAGAATTAAACAACTATTCGTGGCACGATAAGAAAAGCGAAACACCAATTGACAACTTTAACCACTTACTCGATGCGCTCGGTTATGCCGTTTGGGATATGCTAGTAAAGAAAAAAGGAGTGTACGGAATTTTCTAGTGGTACAAAAAACAAAAATTTAATTATATAAATATGAAACTTGAATTAATCGTTCCAACGAGTTTAAAAGATATTCCATTAAAGTCTTATCAAACATTTGTAAAGATGCGCGAAGCTTCAACAGATGAAGATTTTGTAGCGCAAAAAATGATTGAAATATTTTGTGGTATTGAACTGAAAGATGTTGTTAAAATGCGTTTAACCGACGTTAACGAATTACTTGTTAGCTTCAATCAAATATTTAATGAGAAACCTAAATTTCAGAACCGTTTTAATTTACACGGTATTGAATACGGGTTTATTCCTAAACTGGAAGATTTAACGCTTGAAGAGTTCACGAACTTAGAACAACTTATGAAATCGTGGGACACTTTTCATATGGCAATGGCTGTTATGTACCGACCTATTAAATTAGAGGTTAAAGGAACTTACGAAATACACGATTATTTTTACAGCGAAGATATGGGCGAAATATTTAAGCTTTGCCCTTTAGATATAGCACTTTCCGCAAGGGTTTTTTTTTGGAATTTAGCGAGCGAATTGCTAAACGCTATTCCGTCCTATTTGGAGAGGGAACTGGCGAAGAATCCGAGTTTGATGAAAGAAGTCAATTCGGAAAGCAGTGGGGGTGGTATTCGTTCTATTATGCACTTGCTGACGGAAAATTTAAAGACATTGGATTTGTCGGAAAACGAAAACTTACTGAGGCTCTCACGTTTTTAACATTTGAGAAACAGAAACAACAGATTGAAGAAATAGAACTTAATAGAATGAAATTTAGAAATCAATGACAAAGTATTACGAATTACTAAACATACTTAAAACAGAACTTGAAGCAACTGGTTTAGTTAATACAATTACTCAAGGCGATATTTCAGGCGTTGATGTAAATAAACAAAACCTTTATCCGTTAGCGCACGTTGTTATAAATTCAGCTTCATTTGTTTCAGCAACGATCAACTTTAACGTTACTATTTTATGTATGGATATTTTAGACGTTTCAAAATCTAAAACAACCGACCAATTTAGAGGTAACGATAACGAAATAGATATTCTAAACGCTTGTTTAACGACGCTTAATAGAGTATTCGAAAGGTTTAGACGTGATTACACAATACTTGAAATTGGTGACGCTCAAAACACGCCGTTTGTGATGCGATTTGAAAATGGTTTAGCAGGTTGGGAAATGACTTTCGATGTTACTATTCCTGCAAATATGACGATATGTTAACACCAACCGCAACGGCATTACAGCGCTTTCAACAGCACGTTGTTAGTCAATCGAAACGAAACCTTACAACTAAGAATAAAAACGTTTCTAAGGGGCTTTATAATTCAATTAAAGGCGACGTTAAACAAAGTCCAAATAGTATTCAGATATTGTTTACAATGCTCGATTACGGATTTTATCAAGACCGTGGAGTTAAGGGAGTAAAATCGGGACGTTCGTTAAGTGGTTTTAAGTTTGGAACTGGTAGCGGAAAACAAGGTGGTTTATCGGAGGGAATTTTTAAATGGGTAAAAGCACGAAGAATACAATTTAAAGATAGGAAAACGGGACGCTTTTTATCAAGTCAACAAACAGCAAATTTAATTACTCGTTCTGTTTGGAATAAAGGAATTAAACCGACTGAATTTTTTAGTAAACCTTTTGAAGCCGCTTATAAG